CACAAAAACTTTCGATCAGTTTTTTTAGAGTTTTTCTAAATAGAATAGGGAAATAAATTAATGGGCAGAAGAAAAAAAACGATAGCTGAAAATGAATCTTCAGGACTCACAAGAGATAAGAAAGCATATCAATCAAGAAATGCTCCGGAATCTAAAAAATTAGGCGGACCGACAGAAGGATTGAGCAATATTGAATGCGCAATCTGGAATGATCTTATTGAATACATGTGGTGGTTGAATGAACATCACAGATCGATGTTTGAGCTATACGTGCGAATGATTGCAAAAATGCGTGGAGGCGACGTTTCTCCAGATATAGCAAGCGCAATCATTCGCTGTAGTGGAAAATTAGGCGGTGATCCAAGCTCAGATCAATTATTTAATGAACCGGGCGAACGCGACGCTGACGACATGTTGAACAGATGACGCAAGCGAGAAAATACGCAATAGACGTTTTGTCTGGAAAAGAAGTCGCAGGGCCGCACGTCCGCGACGCGTGCCGCCGTCACTTGGATGATTTTCAGCGGGATGATATTTATTATGATCAAGAATCCGCCGATGACATCGCGAAGTTTTTTGAAAAATATTTGAGATTATCTGATGGTCAATTCGATAATCAACCATTTATCCTTCATCCATCACAACATTTCATCACGCGTTCTCTTTTCGGCTGGAAGCGGAAATCTGACGGGCGGCGTAGATTCCGGCGCGCTTATATTGAAGAAGGCAAGGGGAACGGGAAAGCGCTGGCTCTCGATACTCCAATTTTAACAACGCTTGGTTGGTCCACAATGGGGGCGCTTAAGGTTGGCGACGCCGTATTTGACGAACGCGGCGAGCCGTGCCTTGTCACAGCCACAAGCGAAGTCATGTTTGGACGGTCATGTTATTGCGTGCGTTTTGACGATGGCGAAACGATCATTGCTGACGCTGGTCATTTATGGGTCACAGAATCGCAAGGGCGAATTGACGTTCGCACTACTGCGGAAATTGCCGCAACTGGGGATCATAGCATTGGGAATAAAAAAATAATTTCATGTGAGCCAGTGGATTCTGTTCCTGTTCGTTGTATTTCTGTAAGCTCAAAGTCGAAATTATTTCTCGCAGGGCGCGGATTGGTCCCAACTCACAATTCTCCCTTAGCCGCTGGCGTTGGTCTTTACGGTCTTTTGGCGGATAAAGAGCGCGGCGCCCAGATTTACGCCGCCGCTACGACAAAAGATCAAGCCGATATACTGTTTCAAGACGCCGTCAAAATGGCGGGGCGCAACACTAGTATTTGGGATAGGCTTCAGACATCTGGAATAAAGCGCATTTGGAATTTACGCGTTAAAAAGGGGCGGCAAATCAATAGTTTTTTTCGTCCGGTCGCGCGCACTGTCGCCAAACAGGGATCTGGGCCACGGCCGCATTTTGCGCTTGTTGACGAACTTCATGAACATCCGGCGCGTGATGTGCTGGATATTTTAGAGCGCGGCTTTAAATTCAGACAGCAACCTCTGTTGTTGATGACGACGAATAGCGGCTATGACCGTAAGTCCGTTTGTTGGGAGGAACGGGAAAACGCCGTTGAAGCCGCGCGTGGCGATCGGCGGCGAGACGACACTTTCGCCTATGTGTGCGCCTTGGACGATGAAGATGATCCATTCGAGGATTCGTCATGCTGGCGCAAAGCGAATCCGCTGTTGGACGTTATTTTGACGCGCGAATATTTGAAGGGCGTCGTCGATCAAGGCTTGGCCATTCCAGGGCGGCGCAATAACATATTGCGGTTGCATTTTTGCAAATGGACTGACGCTGAAGCCGCGTGGATTTCCCGCGAGACATGGGAAAGTTGTGAAGACGACACCTTAGACATTGAAGATTTTAAAGAGCGGCGCTGTTACATTGGTTTAGATCTATCATCTCGAAAGGATCTTACGGCTCGCGTGCATGTTTTTGACGACGGAGAAATTTTAGATCCTGATACTGGGCAGACGCTGAGAAAATACGCCGCCTTCGCCCATGGCTACACGCCAGAGACGACATTGCGCGCCAGGGCGCGGTCCGATCGCGCCCCTTATGATTTGTGGGTTGAGCAAGGTTTTTTGACCGCTACGCCCGGTCCAGTCATCCGTTTTCCGTTCATAATTGAAGACATTGTCGTTGATCAGGATAATTTCGATGTCGTTGGCGTAGTTTATGATCGTTATTTGATAAATAAATTCGAAGAAGACATGAGCGACATGGGGGCGGATTTCCCCTTATTGGAGCATCCCCAAGGTTGGAACAGGCGCAAAGATAGTAATTTATGGATGCCGGGCAGCATCGAAAGTCTTGAAGATTTAATCCTTCAAAAAAGGTTGCGCGTCCATGTCAATCCCGCCTTGCGCTCCGCCGTTTCGGGCGCGGCTTTTATTAAATCTCCAGCCGGTCTGAAACGATTCAACAAACAGGGCGCGACGCAGAGAATTGATTTGCTGATAGGGCTGACGCAGGCTGTCGGCGCGTGGGAAGCCCATGACGAACCCGAAAATAACGAATCTATTTATGAAACATTGGCGCGCTTGCGCGCAGAGCAAGAAGATGCGTAATGTTGTTGGATCATAGAGGAAAAGTCATAGATCCCGCCCGCATTGAAGCGGTGCGGCGGACGAATGAGCCGCGCGTCCCCACAACGTCTCGCGTTGGCTATGCGAGCCGGACTCAATCAGGGCAGCGCATCGATCCCGATAGAGCGCTCACTATTTCCGCCGTATGGGCGTGCATCCGTTATCTGTCGCAGTCGATCGCCAAACTTCCCTGGCGCGTGCGCCGCGCCAATGGAACGAACAGCACAATTCAGGCGAGTCATCCTGTCGACCGTTTGCTGAACAAACGGTCATCGCCCGAATGGAGCGCATTGCAATTTCGGGAAACTATGTTGTGTTGGGCGCTTCGCTGGGGGAACGGCTATGCGGAAATTGAGCGCGGCGCTGACGGTCGCCCCATCGCCCTATGGCCTATACATCCGACGCGCGTGACCGTGCTCAGGGATCCCGCCACATTGGACCTATACTATAGGATCCAAGGAAACGGTCAGATTGATTTAAATCCGGAGGATGTTTTTCATCTTCGCGGCCTGGGCGAAGGGCCAGTTGGTCTTAGCGTAATGGCCTACGCCGCCGAGTCGTTGGGATGGGCCAGAGCGTCAATGCTTTTTGGCGCGGCGTTCTTTGGGAACGGCGCCCAGCTTTCCGGCATCGTCAAAATGAAAAAACGGCTTGCGCCGGAAGCTATGAAAATTTTATTGGAAGATTTCAAAAATCTTTACAGCGGCAAAGGGGCGAACAGCATCGCCATACTTGACAACGAAATGGAGTATGAACCTATCGGCATTGAGCCAGAGAAGGGGCAATTCATTGAAACAAATAAGTATTTGATAAGCGAAGTGGCGCGTTGGTTCGGTGTTCCCCCTCATAAAATTTATGATTTGGATAGAGCCACGTTTAGTAATATTGAACAACAATCTATCGAGGTTGTTGAAGACACTCTTAGACCTTGGGCCAAACGTTTCGAAGATGAAGCCGATTATAAATTATTTGGTCAAAATAGGGGTTATCTTTACACGCTCATTGATTTTAGATCTTTGTTACGGCCAGACACGAATACGCGTATGGCTTATTATCAGGGCTTGCGAAACATTGGCGTGTTGTCCGCCAATGAAATCCGTGACGAAGAAGATTTGAACAGCATTCCTGAAGATCAGGGCGGCGATAAATACACAATGCAATCTGGCATGACGACGTTGGATAAAATAGGCGCGCAAGTCAAAGCGCCTCTTGCAGAAGCGACGCCGAGTCCGCAGGCGTCCGCTCTTGCGGACGCAGTGCTGCGGCGTTTGATGGCGGGCGGAGTTGTTTGTAATGCTGATTGAAAATAGAGCGGCGTCAGGGGCGCGCGGCGGTTTTGATGACGTTTGGCTCGCTTTGGGCGCCGTAAGCAAACGTTTGTTTGAGGTCGAAGAACGCGCCCAGCGCGTCGAAGAACGCGCCCAGCGCGCCGAAGAACAGGCGCGCGTTCTTGAAAATCAATTAAAATCTATCGAAAATTCCAGTTTTGACGCTTTCCTTAATGAAAATGGTGAATTGATTTTAGTTTTCGCCAGTAGAAAAATCAACGTAGGTTGCGTTAAGGGTCCCGCCGGTCCGGCCGGTGAAGTCGGTCCCGCCGGTTCCGCCGGTCCCGCTGGCGAAGTCGGTCCCGCCGGTCCCGCTGGCGAAGTCGGTCCCGTCGGTCCGGCCGGTGAAGTCGGTCCCGTCGGTCCGGCCGGTGAAGTCGGTCCCGCCGGTTCCGCCGGTCCCGCCGGTTCCGCCGGTCCCGCCGGTCCGGCCGGTCCGGCCGGTGAAGTCGGTCCCGCCGGTTCCGCCGGTCCCGCCGGTCCCGCCGGTCCCGCCGGTCCCGCCGGTCCCGCCGGTCCCGCCGGTCCCGCCGGTCCCGCTGGCGAAGTCGGTCCCGCCGGTCCCGCCGGTCTCGCCGGTCCGGCCGGCGAAGTCGGTCCCGCCGGTCCCGCCGGCGAAGTCGGTCCCGCCGGTCCGGCCGGCGAACCTGGTCCCGCCGGTCCGGCCGGCGAAGTCGGTCCCGCCGGTCCCGCCGGTGAAGTCGGTCCCGCCGGTCCCGCCGGTCCCGCCGGTCCAGCTGTTATTGACGCTCGCTTTGTTGATGGCCGCTTAAATCTGTTTTTAGAGTCCGGACATCGGTTGGACGCAGGCGCCGCGACGCCGCATGACGCTGCGACGCCGCATGACGCCGCGACGCCGAAGGCGGAAAAACCTACGGATAGAATTGTAGAGTTGCGTTCGTCTGGAATGTCGTATGCGGCCATTTCGCGGGAAACAGGCGTGTCGCGTTATCATGTCGTAAAAATATTACGGGGGATTAATCATGGTGAATAATTCTTATGAATTTAAATTCACGAACAAAACCGCCAATCACGGCGAAATATTCATTTACGGTCCTATAGGGTTCGATTTTTTCGGCGATGGGATTTCCGCTGACACTTTCAGAAAAGAATTGCGCAGATTAGGCGCAATTCGCACGTTAGATTTGCACATCGACAGTCCTGGCGGTTCAGTCACGGACGCGCGCGCGATATACAGTTTATTAATTGAGCACAAGGCGACGATCACAGGTTATATTGACGGTTACGCCGCCAGCGCGGCTTCATTTTTGATAATGGCCGCCGATACTGTGAAAATTGCGGAGGGCGGCTTTTTCATGATCCATGAAGCGCGCGGCGTGACTTCGGGAACGGCGGCCGATATGGACAAAGCGGCTATGCTTTTGCGCACTATAAATGGACAAATCGCCGACACCTACGCCGCGCGAACAAACATTCCGCGAAGCGAAATGCTGACGCTGATGGCGGAGGAAACTTGGTTCACGGGGCAAGAGGCGATGGATAAAGGTTTTGCTGACGAACTCATTGAAAACAAACGTCTGGCGGCTTGTTCTTGGCCAGATCAATTTAAAAATCTGCCACCAAGTCTTAGACCAAAAAGAGCGAAAGTAGAACGAATCGCCGCTAGAATTAAACAAGCGTATGGCCACGTTTAGCGGTTTAAAGAGGTGATGAACATGGAAGATGAAAATAACGTCTTGTTGTTTCCTGCAATGGACGCCGTGTCTATTGAAGAAATGCAGAGCGAGCTTGACGCTTTGAACGCGGAAGCGTCTGAAATCATTGCGCTTAAAGAAGAAGAAATCACGGACGCCGATATCGATCGACTCGAAGAAATCGAGGCGGCGGTGAAGCGCAAGACGCGTTTGCTTGAAGCGCGCAAGCGCGTAGAGGCGAGCACGGCTCAGGCGCGCCAGTCAAGAGGAAGGCGCATTGCGCCGGAAGCCGATGTCCGGCCGTCAGCGCAGGTTCGGGATCCAGCCGAAGCGCGGCGACATGGCTTTCTTAATTTTGGCGAATTCGCCAGGACGATTCATCAGGCGGGGCGGCGAAACGCTCAGGCGCTGGAG